CGCAGTTACACAAGATAAATGCGCACGAAGAGGAAGGTCTTGTGAGTTGGATGTTTGATAGGATGAACATTGAGAAGGGTAAAATGATAGTTTGTGATAGCAATCGACCAACAAAGATTCACGCATTAAGAAGAGCTGGTTGGGAATATGCGGTTGCAGTCGGTCAAAAAAGTAAGGTCGTTGACAGAATTGGGACATTACAGAGTTTGAATATCTACTATACAAATACTAGCAAAAACATAGAGTTTGAACAAGAAGCGTATTGTAGAAAGAAAGATAAATTTGGAGTGGTACAAGAAGAACCGGAGGATGACAATAACCACACATTGGACGCAATTACATACGTAACAGAGAAATTATTTAAGATGGGTGTCATAAAGAACCTTTAGAGAAGAGTTTCTTCTCTAGTGCTTATCTAATTAAAGTGTATAAATAAAAATATTATATTTGTGAAATGGGATTTAACTTCAATATAGGCTGGAATAACACTGCTCCTACTTCGGTAGAGAGAAACAGTGATGGAAGCTTCTTTTTTGAGACTAAGACATCTGACGCTAAGCACGCTAAGTTGCTTACAGATAATCAGAAATTAGAAGCTATTCTAACAAATCCAGCTGTGTTAAAAGTATTCACATTGAATTGTGACCTTTTTAGTTTGGGTAAAATCAAAAAAGAGGGCGGGGATACAGATTTTTTATACTCTCAAAGAAAAAGACCTAACTTCAAGCAGACTTGGACGCAATTCTTATGGGATTATATGTTCTGGGTGCAAACTGGTACTGCGTATTTATGGAATCCAAGTGGAGCTGGTAAGTTATCAGAAACAAATACTATCCAATGGCTTAACCCTACTTGTATTGAATGGAAAACAAGTGTAATTGACAAATTGAAAGGATTAATCTTCTCAGAAGCTACTTACAAGGAGATACTTAAAGGAAGTATTAAATATAATCTTGGAAATGGACAATCGAAGATCATCCCACTAAACGAGATAACTCCGTTCTTCGACCTATCGAATTCTATCGATGGTAACTTTTACAAGGGAGCGTCACGCCTAGACGCATTATACAAAGTAATCTCTAATTCAGAGCAAGCGTTAGATGCTAAGTCTATAAATTTAGAGTTTACTAAGAAATTTATGGTTTCTGGGAAGAATTCCGATAGTGATATTATGAATCTAACCATGGCTGACGGAGAAAAGACTTCAATAGAGTCTTCTATGAGGTCTAACAAGTCAGTTCACGCTGTTAAGACTCCGGTAAACATCTCTAGGTTCGTTGAGAATATTGCCAGCTTGAAATTAGACGATAGTTATTACAATGACTTCTTTATGATTGGAAGTATGTACGGAATACCTAAAGATGTGCTTGAATCAGCTATAAGGGGTAATTCTACTTATGATAATCAAGAAAAAGCAATAGGAAGGCACGTTGATTACGTTATGAAGCCTAAAGGTCAGATGTTAACAGATGAATTAGAAGATAAATTTGGCTATGAGTCACTAACAATGGACTGGAATCACTTATCATTTAATCAAGTATTTGAGCTTCAGAGAGCAGCGGTTGTAAAAGCGAAGCTTGATAACGTTATCCTTGCTAAAACTAACGATTTAAATATAGCAGATTATGAAAAGTAATATTATAGATAAGTGGTTATCAAAGAATCCTGCTATTGTTAAAAAAGTAGAAGAGAAGCTTAAAAAGATTGAAGAACAAAAACTCATTAAGAAATGAATATATCCGAGATAGTAAAAAATAAAGCTGAGATTATATCTCTAAAAAAAGCTGAGGTTAAAACTGTAAAAGGAGGGTTAACATCTGTATCAAAGACTTCTGCTATAAAAGGAGTATTTAAAGATAGCGAACTTAGCTTGCAAAGAACTATAGTAGGAAATACGTATCTTTGGATGGACTCACACGATGATGTTCACGCTAAAAACATATTTTCAAAGTCAATACAAGAGACTAAGAGTATATTTCACTTACACGACCACGAGTTTAAAATTACTGCAAAAGTAGGAGAGCCTTTAAAGGTTTATGAGCAAAATATTTCTTGGAAAGACCTAGGTGTTGAAAAAGAAGGCAGTACTCAAGCGTTGTTAATGGATACTGAGATAATGAAGGATTATAATTCTCAAGTATTTACAGAATATAAGAATAATAAAATAAATCAGCACTCAGTAGGTATGGTTTATGTTAAAATAGATTTAGCAGTAAACGATGCTGAGTATGAAGACGAATATAAAGTTTGGTCTGATAACATTGATTCAATAGGTAATCAAGACAAAGCAGAAAAAAAAGGATATTTTTGGCTAGTAAGAGAGGCAAAATTAATAGAAATAAGTGCAGTATTAATGGGTAGTAATGAACTTACGCCTACTTTACCAGAACACGAAGACCCTGAAGAAGCCGATATAATCACTTCTACAAATGAGCCGACGAAAGTCACTCCAGATTTATTAAAAAGAAGAAATATTTAACACTAAACAGAAAAATTATGTTTATTTACAAAGGGCAAGACGCCATTGACAAAATGACTCCTCAAGAAGCAGATGCTTACCAAGTGGAGAAAAGAAAATTCGAGCAAGAGGCTACGGATAAGCAAATTGCTGATGCAATTGTAAAAGCTGCTGCTGACTTTGAGGCTAAAATCAAAGACGCTAATGAGCAAATTGCTAAATTAAAAGAGAACGCTACAGATGTTGAAAAATCTAAGGTGCTTACTTTGAAAGATGAATTATCTGCTAACAAAGAAGTATTAAAAGAGATTGCTGGTGGTATTTCTAACAAAGAAGTAGTTGTAAAAGCATTAGCTACTAGAGCTTCTATTACTAACAATGAGCAAGCTTATGATTTACCTGATTTAGGACAATTAGCTACTAGAAAACTTTCTATGTACGACATTTTCCCTAAATTAACTGTAGGAGATGGAAACAACAACGGAGTTATTCGTTATTACGACTGGGATGAAGCTACTATCGCTAGAGCTGCTGCGGCTGTTGCTGAAGGAGCTGTTTTTCCAGAGTCTACTGCTAAATTCAAAAAAGGGAGTGTTTCTATTCAGAAAGTAGGAGATACATTGCCTGTTACAGAAGAGTTTTTCGAAGATGCTCAAATGTTTGCTGCTGAACTAGGAATGTTCTTAGACACTAACGTTGCGTTAGAGGTTGATAGACAAATTGCTCTTGGAGATGGTACTGGAAATCAAATCACTGGATTAGTTGCTTCTGTTAATGCATTTACTCCTGTAGCAAGCGGAATCGCTGACGCTTCTATCTACGATTTAGTAGTAAAAGTATCTGAGTCTATTACTGCTGGAGGGGGGTCTAAATATATGCCTAACTTCGCAGTTATGAATATTGCAGATATCAACAAAATGAAGTTGAAAAAAGATGCTAATAACAACTATATCCTACCTCCATTCGTTACAAGAGACGGAGCTAATGTAGCTGGTATTACTATCATCGAAGCAAATATCATCCCTGCTAACACAATGGTTATTGGTGATAATCGTTTCGCTAGAATCTACGAAAAAGGTGGTGTTGAAATGTCTAAAGGATATTCAGGAACTCAATTCGTTGAAGACGAAATGACATTGAAAGCTCGTAAGAGATTAGCGTTCTTGATTAGAGAAGCTGACAAAGGAGGATTCAAAAAAGTAACTTCTATCTCTGCTGCTTTAGTAACTTTAGCAACATAGTAAGATGGTAAAAGTAGAGTTTGTAAAAGACTTTGCTGCCAAGAAAAAAGGAGATGTAGCTGAGTACGATAGTCAATTGGCTTCGTACTTAGTACATACCGAAAAGGTAGTTAAGTATTGGAAAGAAGAATCTAAAAAGAAGTAAATGTATTTAATAGACCCAACATATTTTATTAAGCAATATCATATCCCGAATTTAAACGAGATGGATAGTGATGTTCTAAGTAATTTAGAGCAGTACATTGATAAAGACGCAAGGTCTGTAATTAAAAATGCATTAGGATACTCTCTTTTTAAAGAGTTTGATACATACGTAATAGATGGCTATCTATCTCCTTTAGCTCCTCAAAAGTGGAAGGATTTAGTTAACGGAAAGGAGTATTTAAGGGATGGAGAATTAGTCAAATGGAAAGGCATAGCTTATTCAGAAGGATTATACAAAAGTTCTTTTTTAGTTCCTTACATATATCATAACTGGTTAAATGACAATATAAGCCAAGTAACAGGTGTCGGAGAAAAAGTAGTTTCTGCTCAAAACGCAATTAACGTTAATTCTAACCAGAGAAGTGTTGGAGCGTGGAACGATTTCTTATCCATGTATCAAGGCGAAATATTATACAAGTTACCTAATACATCTATTATCAGAGGAGTAAAATTTACTGATTGGGTAGGCACAAATTTTAATGATGACATTCACTTAATAGGTTTTTTGGAAGATAATGAAACTGACTTTCCGAATGCGTTAAAAGTTATATACAAAAGTAAAAATCAATTAGGGATATGATTATAGTCGAGGACGTATTAAAAGAGATATTCTCACAAATTCCTGCTATAAAGGACAGTAATTCTGTCGAATTCCTACCTCATTTTAATTGGGGCAGTATGAA